ATCATACGCAAATTTGAGTTATGGCAACAAAGAAAGTTTGCGTCTAATGCAAAAAAAGGTTGGCGTTTCTTTCAGCCCGATAGCGTGCCATTACCTACGCCACGAAGTTCACGAGATGCGTGGGGTGGGACATACGTAAACGAAGATAATGACCGTAGACAAGAGAAATACATGACGTGGACAATTTATGCGTTTATGTTTATGTATATTGCGTTTTTACTTTGGAAGGACTTTTAATGAAACAAAACCCTGTGATGAAAAGCTTTCTTTTGGAATGGCTATTACTACATGGTGATAATTGGGTTTTTTACAAAGATATGTTTGCGTTAGGCAAAGATATAATGCTAATTGAAATGGCTAGAAAGTATAAATATATTGAAGAAGAAGATCAATTACCTGAACATGATAAAGCAAAGTGGGGTAGTTATTTTAGATTAACAAAGGAAGGACGTGAGTATGCAACAATGTCTTGATTGTGGTGGCGATATAGCTGACGCTAGATATGCGTTAGGGTATAGGACTTGTTTAGTGTGTGGTGAGAAACATGCACTCAATTATAAGCATTGTATTGTGCCAATGCCTAAGAGTAATTACATTGTGGTGACTGATTTAGAGTTGTTGAAAGGGCTTAATTCATCACACAAAAGCAAGTAATTTTTTTGGTCATTTAACTTGACAATGTCAAGTATTTATTGTATAATATTATTTAAGAAGTAGAAATGTATGTAAGTGTTTTATCAACCTGTGACAAAGTTATCAACTTATAACAATGTCACATTTTTTATATCAAGGAGAGAGCATCATGAATCAACACGAGTATTATCAACAACAAGCCAAAACATTAGGCGAACTTTTTAAACACTATGGTTACGATCATGTAACCCCTGTTCCTACCCAAGCAAACTACGAACTAGCAATTCAACTTATGAAAAAACAAGGAGAGAAAAATGGGCTTTCATATTAATGTATATAACATGCCTCGCATAGACAATTATGCTGAAGCAAAGGGTGAGTTTGAAAGTAGAACAGTAATTCGTGGTGGCGACCAATCAGTTCGTAGGATTGGCGATAGGTATGAGAAAGAAAAGTGGCTACGGAAAGACATGCTAGATGGTATAGAAGTATATACGGCAGGGTATTACAACACAGATTTGGTTAGGTTTTATCCAACACACAAAGAGATAACGCTAGGTGGGTATCCATCAACAAGCACACAGTATTTTGTAAATTGGGTTGGAGGGATTCATCTAGACGAATTTGAACACAAGCGTTATGTGCCTGCACCATTTACTCGTAGTCCGTTAGTTAAGAATAGTCAGATTGAAAGTTGTATATATGGGTGGCTTTATATAAATGCACATGATTGGTATAAGTTTGATTATGAAAATAAACCATTAGATAAAGACCAATTTGAAACACCTGTGAAGTATAGGTTTGATGCTAAACAAATGCGTGAGTTACGCTTGCCATACAAAAAGTTATTGAAGTATGCAGATACCATATTGAAATTAACTAATGGTGATGGCTTAGATAAAGACAAAGAATTAGATGAGCAACTAAGCAATTATAGTTTGGGTTATAACGAAAATGTATTACAACTTTGTGCTGATGAAGATAAAACAAATCTAGCGTATTACTATATGTTAAGACAATGTCAGCATAGTGTGTGGCAAAGCTACAGTAATAATGGTAATCACTATAAATATAAATGCAACATAGGTATATTCAAAAGATATTTGGATAAGATGATTAAGTTAGAAAACCCACAAGTATTAGTAGAAGTAAATTAACCCGTGACAAAGTTATATCTTTATAACAATGTCACATAACATTAAGGAGAGAGAATCATGCAACAAGAAATTAGTTTGAAACAAGCAGAAGAACTTATTGCCACAGTAGGTCGTGATGTTACAGTCCACCTCAAAGGTCAACCTGGCATTGGTAAATCATCAATACTTAAAACACTAAGTAAACGATTTCCCGACCACACACCTGTGTATATAGATTGTGCAGACTTAGACTTAGGTGATCTTGCTATGCCTGCCATGAACCATGAGACAAAGACAACTACATTCTATCCGAATGAACGCTTTGCCATACATGACAACAAGCCTGTGATTATTATGCTAGACGAGATCACGAAAGCTAGTGAGCCTGTTAAGAATATGTTATTGCCTGTCATGCTTGAGAGACGATTGGGTGCAGTTAAGTTTCACCCCGACTCGATTGTGTATTCCACAGGTAATCTAACAACAGATGGTGTAGGCGATACCATGAAAGCACATGCTAAGAACAGACTGACGGCAGTCATAGTTCGCAATCCAAACGATGATGAATGGATTAGTTGGGCTATTGATAACAACATCGCACCTGAAGTTGTAGCTTGGGTTAAACAATTTCCCCATGCACTAGCGTGTTATACAGATGATGCACAGAAAGAAAACATGTATATCTACAATCCTAGAAAACAACAAGAGGCGTTTGTATCACCTCGTTCACTAGAGAAAGCATCGTTCATTGTTAAGAATAGACAAACACTCGGTGAAGATACCACGATGGTCGCACTTACAGGCACACTCGGTGAGTCAGCTGCTCGTGACATGTCAGCATACTTTAGTCTTGCAGATGGACTACCAACTAAAGAATCTATCTATAACAAACCTATGGACGCAACTGTGCCTAACGACCCAGCTGCTCGTGTAATTCTTGTAATGCGAGAACTAATGACAATCACAGAGCAACATATGGACGCATGGTTGACATATCTACAACGATTACCTATGGAGATACAAGCGTTGTTTGCAGTCAACATCATGGCATCGTCTCGTAAACAAGTCGCGGCTCAGAACAAAACATTCGTTGATTGGGCAGTTAAGAATAACCAATACTTCTAGGAGTATGTATGACTAACCCTAACAATGAAAGAAAAGAGTTAGAACGACAAGCACAAATAGATAGGCAACGGGAAGAAGCAAAATCTTTAATCAAACTAACAATGACACCTAAAGAAATTAGGGAACAAGTTATTGAAGATGAATATAGATTTGCTAGAGAAAACCCTGACTATATCAGGGATTATGTTTCAGAGTATTTTAAAAATGAAACTGACGATAAGATGCTAGATTTTTATATAGAACATATATTTGATTGGGAGGAGTTTGAAAATGGCACTAACGAGTGAACAAAGAGTCACGAAGTCCCACATAGCGATAATGCGTAGCAAAGAGTTCTGTATGTTTGCAGGCGTGTTATCGGTGGGCAAGGTAATCTTTACTGACGACATACCAACGGCATGCACCAATGGTCGTGATGTCATGTATAACCCTGACTTCATCAAAACACTAGATGATAGAGAGCTAAACTTTGTCGTGTTACATGAGGCATTACACAAAGTCTATCAACACATGCACCTATGGAAAAAGCTATGGAAAGAAAGTCCTATGCTTACCAACATGGCAGCTGACTTTGTTGTGAACTATGCGATACATGAAGCTGATGAACTTAGTAATGTTGCTCAACGACCAGACTCAGCGTTGTTTGACTTAAGGTTCAAAGGTATGACTACTAAACAAATATTTGATTTGCTCAAGAAAGAGTGTGATCCAAATGGAAGTGGTGGTCAGGTAGGGCATGATAGTCATGATTGGGAAGGTGCTGAAGGACTGTCTGAAGAAGAAGTTAAAGAGACAGCCAAGCAGATAGATCAAGCCTTACGTCAAGGTGAGATTATTCGTGGCAAGATGCAAGGTAATAAGAACCGAAGTATCAACGAACTACTTGAACCTAAAGTAGATTGGCGTGAGCAGTTACGTGACTTTGTCAATGCTACATGTAAGAACAAAGATAAGACATCATGGAAACGACCACACAAGCGTTTCATAGGGCATGACATCTATATGCCTAGCATGATCGGTGAGTCAATAGGTAAAGTTGTTATTGGTATTGACACATCAGGTTCTATTGGTGATAGGGAACTCAACGAATTCCTAACAGAAGTCGTAGCTATATGTGATGACGTATCACCTGAAAGTATAGAGTTATTGTATTGGGATACTCATGTGGCAGGGCATGAAACATACAATCAAGGTGATTACAAAGGTATATTCCAATCAACAAAACCTGCAGGGGGTGGTGGCACGACAGTCGGTTGCGTCAATCAGTATATCAAAGATAAACGCATACAACCTGAAGCTATCATTATATTAACAGATGGTTATGTTGAGAATGACTTTGGTGGTAATTGGGATTACCCTACATTATGGGCAATTACTACTAAACATATCACATCACCACATGGTAAAACAATTCATATTGATAATTAACCGTGACAAAGTTATCAACTTATAAATATGTCACATTTTAAGGAGAGAGAAAATGGCAACATACTTGCGTCAAGAAATAAACAACTACACTAAATCAATTACAGTTGAGATTGACTTTAACTTGTTTAGTGATGGACAAATTAAAAACATGATTAAATATATTCGTAATGGTCATGTATCGAAAGGGGACTCAGCTACATCTACTATTGTTAGATGCATCTTTAAAAAATATTCTATACCACACTTTTTATATGGACGATGGTGGTCTGATTGGAAACATATACCAAACGGTCATTCTTTCTTTGAAACGCTAAAAGGGGTAGCATCAGTCGCCAAACTTACGGCTGATCAATATAGTTCAAAACGTATAGATGAAGACATAGCTAATGCAGAAGCACAAAATACTTCAGGTGATATGAGAATGGGTTCTTATGACGAACTAGTGATACAACAGTTAAAGAAAAGTATGACTATAAAAAGTGAACTTTCTGATGAAGTAAAAGAATTTCTTGAGAAATTAGAAAACAGAACACTTGGTGTAGTGCCTATGGATTTTTATGAAGTAGCTACTAGATATTAAGGAGTAAATCATGGGTATAAGAGCCATAAAACATTCATTTTTTAAAGTCCACGATGGTGGTGCAGGTGATAGGTTTTTAGGTTGGAAAGTATATATCAATGGCAAGAAGTATCCGTTAGGTAAAGGAAATTATTACGTAACAGATGATAACGAAGAAGGAAAGCAACATGCAATAGAACAAGCCACTAGAGATGTATTAGATAATATTTTACCTAATCATGGTTGGGTAACAAAAGATATATCTAAAATGTCTGATCATGAATGGGAAACCTATAATCATGACAGAGTAGAGGCGTTTTATAATGCAGGCAATAAATTTAAACCAAGCAAAACATGTAGTATGTGTGACCACTACAATGATTATATATGTTTGGAACACGAAATTTTACAACTAGACGAGAAAGGGTTTTTATAATGAGTATCAGTATAGCAAGTAGTGCAGTATTAGTAGAGTTAAATATATCAGTATGGACAGCTAGGAAACTAGATAAGAATGTGTCTAAAGAAATTGATGTAAACAAAAACACAACTATCAAGGCAGGTAATTACAACAAACATATCTTAGCAGGTTCAGATCAGCTTGATGCAATTACTAAACTTGCAGGTGAAATACGTGATTGGCATGGTAGGCAAACTCTGCCTTGGTCAGACACAGGCACAAGGTTATTACCTATGACTAACTTCTTTGATTACAAACATCAACTAGGTGTGTATGAAGCTGAGTTTAAATCTCGCATCAATACGTTTATACAAGAGTATCCAAACATCATACAGGGTATGGCATTTAAACTAGGTAAACTATTTGATAGAAGTGAGTATCCTGAAACAGATAAGATTGCAAATAAGTTTAACTTGAGATACACTATTATGCCTGTGCCTGAAACAAATGACTTTCGTGTTAACATAGCAGATGATATTCGTAATGAGATGCAACAAGAATATCAGAAAGCATATGAAGGTCGTGTTGAAGCAGCGATGTCTGATGCATGGTCTAGATTGCATACCACACTAGAACATATGGTAGATAGACTAAGTGGTGAAGATAAGAAAATATTTAGAGATAGTTTAGTAGATAATGCATTAGAGTTGACAAATCTATTAACTAAGCTTAATGTAACAAACGATCCTAAGCTAGAGAATGCTCGTAGAGAACTAGAACGTTTACTAGTAGGTGTAACGGCTGATGATTTACGTGAGAGTCAAGGTGCTAGGTTGGCAGTAGTCAACAAAGTTAACGAGATTATGGAGAACATATGAAAATATACCACGAAGTTAACAAAGACTCATCTGATATACCTATTGAAGATAGGGAAAAGATAGCTGTCTTAAAACTTGTAGATGTGGGTAAGTATGTAGCAAATGTAGGTATTCGTGATGGACAGTTTTATGTATTAGCAGAAGATAATACTGATGAAATTTATTTAGAATACCGACAAGCTATGGGTAACATTGAAGCGGCATTTAAAAATAAAGTAGATTTACGGGTAATCCAACAAAAGACTATGGAGTTTCATAACAAGAAAGCTATAGTTGTGCAACAACTTATGGAAATACCTAAATGAAAGAAAGAAAAATATTAGAGAAATGGGTCAAGCAACAAGTCGTTAAAAGATTAAAGGAAAGGAATGTATATTATTTCTTTCCCGTTGCTGGTGCATATACAAGTATAGGTGTGCCTGATATTGTGGCGTGTATTAGAGGTAAGTTTGTAGGTATTGAATGTAAGGCAGGGAATAATCGTGCTACTGAATTACAACTTCGTAACCTCGAAGCTATACGTGACAATGGTGGGCATGCTTGGGTTGTTAACGAAAACGATTTAGAAATACTAGAAAAGAATTTGGATTTAGTATGACAAGATTAAGAACAATATTAAATAATTATAAGGAGGCAGGAATGGCACGACCAAAACATAGATTAGATTTAGAAACTGACAAGCTATATCAACTTGCTAAAAAATTAGGAGAAGGTAGGACTAATCGACATGACATGGTCAACAACCCACCACACTACACAAAGGGAGGTTTAGAAACCATAGACATCATGGAAGCTAAATCTACACCTGAAGAGTTTAAAGGGCATCTTAAACTAACAGCTATGAAGTATCTTACAAGAGCTGGACATAAAGAAAGTGAGCTTCAAGATGCTAAGAAAACACAATGGTATGTTAATAGATGGGTTAAAACTTTAGAAAAAGAAGCTATAAAAATTCAAGTGATAGACAAATAATGTGGGTATATGAGCTTGGACTAATATCAGGAGTTATGGTAGGATTAGAACTTAAGTTTCTAGAGGAAGAAGCACCTTATGTTTTTTCTTTAGTGCTTGACTTATTCATAATTCGATTGATAGTACAAAAGCTTAAATATGTCAGATGATGCAGATAAAACACAAGAAAGAATAGAACTTGAAGACACCATTCGCCGTAAGGAAATGGATCGTATAAAGTATATACAAGGGACGGGTCACTGTTTAAATTGTGGCACAAAACTTAATGACTCAAGACGTTGGTGCGATAAAGATTGTGCTGACGATTGGGACTACCACGTCAATAGACGCAAATAAAAGGAGAGAGATATGGCAACAAAGTCAACGAAGCCTACCGTTAGGGAGACTTCTGCTACGACATTCGATCGTGGCGAACGCAACCTCATCGTCACCATACATCATGGTGTTATCAAAATTAGACCTAAAGGATTAAAGTCAGAAGAAGTTATTGACATCTCTGCAATCTATGAACATGCAGTTAAAGCTAGAGTTAGGGGAAAATAATGGCTAAACCATACATTAAAGTAGTAAGTGTTAAAGACAGAAAAGAAGGCGATTGTAAAATAACATTAGATATGAACCATGAAGGTAGAGAAGTAATATTACAAGCAGGTGTTCAGAAAGCCTTATCAGATTACATGGTAGAGAACTCAAAGAAAATGTCTTTTTGGGACAAGCTACAAATCTGTTGGAGTATATTAAAATGAATGACTATAGTGAAGAGTTTAAGTTTTGGTATGAAAGATTTTTTCTACAAAGCCCTAGCCTAGCGTCATTACAATATGACGATGAAAAAATGTGGGAAGCTTGGAAAGCAGGTTACAACCTAGCTAAGAAAGAAATAGAGAATGCCTAATCTAATTACGCTTGACTTTGAAACATACTACGACAAAGAGTATGGGTTAAAGAAGTTTACTACCGAAGAGTATATACGTGATGAGAAGTTTGAAGTCATAGGTGTAGCTGTTAAAGATAAAGGCATAACCAAATGGTTTACAGGAACACATGCTGAAACCAAAGCTTTCTTAGATACTTACGAGATGCACAAACACTTTGTGTTAGGACATAACATGAGATTTGATGCGGCTATCCTATCATGGCATTTTGATATACACCCACTAGGTTTATTCGATACCATGAGTATGGCTCAAATATTACATGGGTTAACTGAGTCTGTATCACTAGCTAATCTATCACAACTATATCAGTTAGGTGAGAAAGGCACTGAAGTATTAGATGCTTTAGGTAAACGCAGATTAGATTTTACACACAACGATTTAGCCAAGTATGGTAGTTACTGCATCAATGACGTAGAACTAACTTATGAATTGTTTACAGAGTTAAAAGATAAGTTTACTGCACCTGAAATGAAGCTTATCGATTTAACTATTCGTATGTTTACAGAACCTAAACTAGAACTTAATAAAGGTTTGTTGGTGAGACACTTAGCAGAGGTGCGTGCTAAGAAAGAAGAACTTCTAGACTCAGTAGCCGTAGACAAAGATACTTTAATGAGTAATCCTAAGTTTGCTGCTATCTTAGAGAGTATGAAAGTTAAAGTGCCTATGAAGACAAGCCCCACTACAGGGCTACAAACGTATGCCTTAGCTAAAACAGATGAAGGGTTTAAAGAATTATTAGAACATGAAGACCCTTATGTGCAAGCGTTAGCCGCAGCTCGTATAGGTAATAAATCAACGATAGAAGAAACACGCACAGAAAACTTTATCAATATAGCGAACAGAGGAAAACTTCCTGTTCCACTAAAGTATTCAGGGGCAGTCGTATCCCATCGATGGTCAGGCGTTGATGGGATTAATCTGCAAAACTTACCACGCACATCAGAGTTACGTCGTGCTATATGTGCACCTAAAGGTTATAAAATTGTAGCCTCAGACTTAAGTAATATTGAGTTAAGACTAGCTTATTGGTTTGCTAAATCACATGGTAAGATAGATCAAATTAAAAAAGGTATTGATCTATATAAACAATCTGCCGCTGACATTACAGGAACACCATACAACGAAGTTAACAAAGACCTTAGGTTCATCTTTAAGGTAGTAAACTTATCAGGTATATATGGTGTAGGTGCTAACAAGATGCACTCTATCTTAAAACAAGGCGGTGTTGAAAAAGATATAAACGAAGTTAAAAATATTGTTTATGCTTATCGTCGTGCTAATCCTGAATTGGTTGAAGCTTGGGCTGACGCAGGCACGATGTTAGAAAGTGTTAGGGCAGGGCAACATTACGTTATGGGTAATGGCGGTATCATCACAAGCGTTCCAAAAGAAGGCATGATGAAACCTAATGGCATGATGCTAGGTTTACCTAACTTAAGAAAGCTTAAGACAGAAACAGGTGAATCGTGGGCATATGATAAGTTAATGGGGAGAACTTTAGTTCCTGAATATATACACCCATCTAAAACATTTCAACGTTGCATACAATCACTAGCACGTGATATAATTGCAGAACAGTTAATACAAGTATCAAAAAGGTATCCTGTCGTTATGACTGTGCATGATGAACTTGTTATGTTATGTAAAGATGAAGAAGTAGATGAATGTAAAGCTTACGTTCAACAATGTATGACCACTGCTCCACATTGGTGTAGTGACTTACCACTAGGTTGTGAGGTAGGTGTTGGCGATAATTATATGGACGCTAAATAGGAGTTATTATGGATACAGTATTAGAGTTTAAAGAGAAAGGGTATGTTCACTTAAAAGGATTTTTACACGCTGATTCATGTAAAGAACTAACAAGAGAACTTAAAAGACTAGTTGATCAAAAGAAAACAGTTAAAGATGACCAATGCCCTAAGTCTGAAGCTATACATGGCACAGTAACCTTTGATAAATTATTAGAAGATTTAACTCCACACTTTGAACAAGCATCGGGGCTTAAACTATTTCCTACCTATTCATATGCTAGATTTTATAACAGTCAAGACGAAGAATTAAAACTTCATAGAGATAGACCTGCATGTGAAATATCAGCTACGCTTACATTAGATTTTGAAGGTGATGTATGGCCTATCTACATGGGTAATAATGAAGATAAGTCTAATGCTACAGAAATTAAAATGGAGATCGGCGATGCCGTTATGTATAGAGGTTGTGACATTTATCATTGGCGTGAACCTTATAAAGAAGGTAAATGGCAGGCACAAGTATTCTTACATTATGTAGATCAAAATGGTCCACACGCTGAATGGAAATACGATAAGCGTGAGTCATTGGGATTAAGTAAAACAGCTTGTGACCAAACAAATCAGATTCAAGCGTTTGAAGATTGCTATCTAGTTCTAGACGCAGTAAGCGAAGGTTTTTGTGACAAACTTATTCAAGAATATTCTAAACCCGAAGTAGAAAAAGAACTTCCGTTTATTGGAAAAGGTCGAGACATAGAAAAGAACATTGATTTAGATATTAGAAATGTGCAAAGGCTACAACTACCTTTATATGCAGGCATCGGTGCAACACTTACAGCTATAGGTTTAAATGTAAATAATGAAATATGGAAGTATGACATCACGCATTCTAATCAATCAGAGTTTTTAATGTATGATGTTAAAGGTAAGTATGAAACCCATGTAGACACCTTTCATGGCAGATCAACTGAAGTTAGAAAGCTTACTGTATTAGTATTCTTAAATGATGATTTTGAAGGTGGTAAATTTTATATAGCTAATGGTCATGAAAGAATGTATCCTGAACAAAAGAAAGGAACAGTCTTAATATTCCCTTCCTTCATGCCACATGGTGTAGAACCTATTACAAAAGGTATTAGATACTCTATCGTAACGTGGATGGTCGGACCATATTTTAAATAGGATTAATATGTTAGAATTATTAGTAGCATTTAGTTTGTATCGATTTGATGCTCATTGGTTTTGGTGGGCGATATATGCACTTATACTATTGGAGAAACTTAATGAAAAATACCGCCCGTAACGATGTCACAGGGGATTGGATACAATCTAAACCTAATAGTGATCAGTTTGAAAAGAACTTTGATCTAATCTTTAGGAAGAAAAAACCAAATGACGATGTGTCTCCACATGTGCATGAATACGAAGCGGTTCAGAAGAAACAAGAATCTCGCATAGACATAGTAGGGCAAAATGGTAACGATGGTTTACACTATACATATGAACTTAATAAATCAACAGGTGAAGTAGAAAGGGTAGAAGATGGCAACACAACAAATACACAAAAGTAGACGGCACAATAACCCTATGCTTACTCATAATGGCAGACCAAAGTATAAAGCGTTTACTATTAAGCAACTAGAAGAAGCTTTAAGTAAAGCCGAACCTAAAGGTAAAAAACGTGCAAAGATTATGCAAGAATTAAATAGGAAATCAAATGGCTGAATTTAAAACGTGGTCTTACTCAAGTGCCACTGCATTTGAAAAATGTCCTAAGCAATACTATCATCTGTATGTAGCGAAAGATATTAAGCAAGACCCGAATACAGAACATTTTCTTTATGGCAACGAAGTTCACAAAGCTTGTGAGTTATACGTTAAGAACGCAACTCCTCTTCCTGTCAAGTTTGAAATGTTTAAACCAACGCTTGACAAATTAATTTCAATTCCAGGAGATAAATACTGTGAATATAAATTAGGCTTGACAAAAGAATTAGAACCTTGCGACTTCTTTGCCTCTAATGTTTGGTGGCGTGGTGTAATTGATTTATTAGTTATTAATCCTGAAAGTAAAATGGCTACGTTAATTGATTATAAAACGGGCAAGTCAAGTCAGTATGCAGATACACGTCAACTATCTTTGTTTAGTGTAGCTATATTTAAACACTTTCCAGACATGACTAAAATTAAGTCTGGCTTGGTTTTCTTGGTATCTAAAGAGATATTAAAAGAAGACTATACATCGGATAAAATAGATGATATGTTTGCAGAATGGGGTAAAATAACGTATAGGATAGATGCTGCCCACAAGTCAGGTACTTTTAATGCAGTCCCTAATTTTGCTTGTAGAAAATTCTGTCCCGTTCAATCATGCTCACATTGGGGAAAATAATGGCAAGAGATTATCAAAAAGAAAACGAATATAAAGCACAACCTGATCAAATTAAAAAGCGTGTAGCTAGAAATAAAGCTAGACGAATGATGATAAAAGCTGGTAGAGTATCAAAGGGTGATGGTAAAGATGTAGATCATATTATCCCTTTAAGTAAAGGTGGTAGTAATACCCCTAGCAACATGCGAATTAGAAGCAAAAGTGCTAACAGTTCTTTTCCTCGTAATAGTGACAAGTCTATGAAAAGGAATGTAACAAACAAAAAGTAGAAGACCCGCAAGGCGTGAGTGCGGAAAAACCACGTCAGTTAACAGTAGGTACCTTTATGATGTGACCTTTCAACCTAGGTGTTAACACTGCAGTGTGTAGACGTGTCACTACCTCTCTCGGTGGCACGTCTATTTTTAATTTAGGAGATTGCATTGGAAGTATATAAAGACAGGGCGTTAATCGTTAATACAAAACGACCTGAACTAATTTTAGATAAGATACCAAAAAGTAAAGTTGTCAGAACTTACGATAATGGCGTAACTCAAGTTGTAGTCAACTGGGGGTTAGATGAAGTTATTACTTTATCTGATATGAAAGTTAAAAATCCTCCTTCACCTATATCTCGTGATTATAACTGGCCAGGAATTCATAAACCTTTTGATCATCAAAAAATAACAGCTGAGTTTTTATCAGCACACAGACGTGCTTATTGTTTAAGTGAAGCAGGTACAGGTAAAACATCTGCAGTTATATGGGCAGCTGATTACTTAATGAATCAAGGTAAAGTTAAAAGAATGCTAGTAGTATGCCCACTATCTATTATGCAGGCGGCATGGCAAGCAGACTTTTTTAAAACTGCTATGCATAGAACCGTAGGTATTGCTCATGGCTCTGCTGAAAAAAGAAAGAAAGTATTTGCAGAAAATACAGACGTAGTTATTATTAATTACGATGGTATAGAAATTGTAGAGAAAGAAATTAAATCAGGCGGTTTTGATTTAGTAGTAGTTGATGAAGCTAACTACGTCAAGACTGTCTCGACACGTCGCTGGAAGTCACTTAATCGTATTCTAAATCAGAACACGTGGCTGTGGCTTATGACAGGAACACCCGCTGCTCAATCACCAGCTGACGCATATGGACTGGCTAGACTTGTGAACCCCGCATCCGTACCTAAATACGCAGGAACATTTAAGGACATGGTAATGCAAAAAGTTAGCCAGTTCACCTGGGTGCCTAGATTCAATGCACAAGATATTGTGTTTAAAACGTTACAACCTGCCATTCGATATACTAAAGACGAATGTCTAGACTTACCTGATGTGTTATATACAACACGAGAAGTCCCTCTTACTCCACAACAAGAGAAGTATTATAAGCAGTTAAAGAAAGATATGTATATGGAAACTGCAGGGGAAGAAGTTACTGTAGTTAATGCAGGTGTAATGCTAACTAAATTATTACAAGTAAGTGCAGGCTCTATATATTCTAATACTAAAGGGGTTATTGAGTTTGATATATCAAATCGCATGACGGCGTTGAAAGAAATTATAGATGAAGCTAGCCACAAAGTTATCGTATTCTGCCCGTTCCGTCATAGCATAGATACTATTATGGCAGCGTTAAGAAAAGATAAATTAACTTGCGAAGCTATACATGGTGATGTATCTATGAATAAACGCACAGAGATATTTAAAAACTTTCAAGAAGCTAAAGACCCACAAGTTTTAATTATTCAACCTCAAGCTGCATCACATGGCGTAACACTCCACGCAGCTAACGTAGTTGTGTTTTGGTCACCTGTGATGTCTGTTGAAACATATATACAATGTTGTGCTCGTATGGACAGAGCTGGACAAAAAAATAAGATGACCGTAGTACACCTACAAGGCTCCCCCGTTGAAAAACGAATTTACAAAATGCTTGAAAATAAAATTGATACGCATACAAAACTAGTTGATCTTTACAAAGAGGAGTTTGCAGAATGACAACTAATGAGCAAGCAAAACAATGGAGGCTTAATAATGCTGAAAAATATAAAGCATATCAAATTAAGTATAGAGAAAAGAATCGAGATAGATTTAATGAAGCTCAAAAAACATGGGGTAAAAATAATCCTGAAAAAGCTATATTAACAAAGACGAAAACAAGGGCTAAGAAAAATGGCACTGAATTTAATATAGATATAAATGATATACGCATACCTGAAAAGTGCCCTATATTAAACATACCAATCATTAGAGAATTTAAAGGTGGTGGTAATAAAAATAAAGGCCCTAGAGCAACATCACCTTCAATAGATAGACTAGACAACACCAAAGGTTATGTAAAAGGAAACATACAAATCATTAGCCACAAAGCTAACGCAATGAAAAATAATGCATCTGCTGAAGAGTTATTACAATTTGCCTTTTGGGTAATACTTACCTATGGTCATTTAATTGATAAAGAAATTAGTTGACATTGTAAATAAGCATGATATAATACTATCCTTAAGTTTTGAAAGGAGTAAATATGGAGTTAGACAACAATCAAATTGAGAAGCTAATGAAAGCTTCTGTCAATATGAGAGATAAGATTGAAGAGCTAGAAAAACAAATTACCGACATTAAAGTGCAAAAAGATAAAGTCGATTTAGCGTTAAATGAAACTTGTAGAACATTAAATGTAACTAGTTTGAAAACAAGTGTAGGAACATTATCAAGAACACTCAAAACTAGATATTGGTCGAACGATTGGCCTAGTATGTATGAGTTTATTCTTGAAAATAAATTGCCTGAATTCTTTGAAAAAAGATTAGTGCAATCAGCAATTAAAGAATACTTGGAGCAAAACCCTGATAAACAACCACCAGGTTTACAAGCAACAAGCGAATATACAGTAAGAATAACTAAAAGCCGAAATAAGGAGGAAGTATGAGTACAGAATTAGATATATTTTCACAAGGTTCTACCGCAGTAGCACATCGTAATAGACGTGATGATGGCTTTACTGCTAACATCACAGGTAGTTCTGTTACTGCTAAACGTATTTCTATACGAGGTAGTAAATTTAGATTAATGGTTAATGGTAAAGAAGTTGAGAAGTCTAATCAAGATGCTCTTGATGTAGTTATCGTTAACGCATCACCACACGTTCATAGAATGTATTTTTCTAAAGCATATACACCAGGCGAAAAGATGCCACCACCAACATGTTGGACTTCAGATAGTCAGAAGCCTGATGATGCTGTTGTAGAAAAACAAGCTGATTCATGTTTAGCATGTCCACAAAACATTAAAGGTTCAGGTGCTAATGGCACTAAGGCATGTCGCTTTAGTAGACGTATTGCAGTTGTTCGTGCTGATGATTTAAATGGCGATGTATATCAAATGACATTACCTTCACAATCTATTTTTGGAACAGGTCCAAAAGAACGCAAACCATTACATGAATATACTGATTACGTTAAAGCTAATGGTGAAAACTTAATGTCTGTTGTATCTCGTGTATCTTTTGACGAAGATTCATCAAGCACTAAGATTGGTTTTAAAGCTATAAGAGTTTTAACTGATGATGAATGGGAAATATGTAAAGCTAAATCTACATCAGAAGAAGCATTACGTGCAATCACTTTATCAGTAAGTGTTAATAGTGAAGACGATGGTGAAGAATTTGAACAAAAGAAACAACAACCTATTCAACGTCCTCAAGTAGCTACCCCTGCGGAACCTGATAATATTCCTGAACCTACAGTTCGTGCAGAAGAAAAGCCACAACCAAAACCTGCAACACCTAAAGCAGATCAAGGTGATGTTAGTTTAGATGATCTAGTATCAGATTGGGCTTAATCATGCGTGGATATTCTCAAGGATTGATTGAAACAAATCAAAATGCTAAAGAAGGTATAGGAACTTTATTAGGTAGGCTGTGCATATCATTAAAGTATCCTGTAAGTCAAGTAGCGAAAGATCTTCAAGTTTCAAGGCAAACAGTGTATGATTGGTTCTCTGGTAAAACAAAACCATCAAAGTTGACAGAGTTTAAAATTACAACTCTGATTGAAAAAATCAATAAAAAGTAATTCCTTAGGGGCAGGATAAAGCCCCACCTTATTTAAGTAACAAACTTTATTTCGAGAGAATAATGCAAACAAAAGAATTTTTACAGAGTGTATGGCCTGATGATGGATACTATTGTATCTGTGGTAAAGATCAAAAAAATATAGTCACACCTAAGTTTGTAAAAACTATCGATGAAGCAGTATCAATATCAAACAAATTTCTAGATGATAAGCAAGATGTTTATTTTGCTTGCTCATCGTGGATGGAACCTACTGAAAGAAAAGGTATTAATGCAAAAGAACAACGCATCTTTTGGTTAGATATTGATTGTGGATTTGATAGTAAAAAACGTAAATGGAAAGACTATGAAACTAAAGATGATGCTTTAGTAGCCTTACGTGAGTTTACAGATAAGACAGGATTACCTGCTCCAACTATTGTAGATTCAGGTAACGGAGTTCATTGTTATTGGTCTTTAATTGAACCTATTGATAAAGCTGTATGGAAACCTGTAGCTGAAGGACTTAAATTTTTATGTGTTAAACATGGATTAAAAGCTGATGGTGCATGCACAGCTGACATGTCACGTATCTTACGTGTGCCAGGCACAAAGAATTTTAAAGATGTAACTAACCCTGTAGATGTTGTTGTTTTAAATCAAGGTGTTGCTACACCTTTTGATGAATTAGCTAGACTTATTCCTATTCATCTTACTGATAAACCACGTGCTAAACGTCCTCTTGACGAAGCTACTAAAGCTATACTTGGTAACAATTCATCTAAGTTTAGAAAGATATTAGAACGATGCAGTAAAGATGATGGCTGTCCACAACTTACTCATATTGTAACCAAACAAGCTACGATTGAAGAACCATTATGGCGTTCAGGATTATCTATCGCTGCTTTCTGTGAAGATGCTGAAGCAGCTATTCATAACATATCTAAAAGACACCCTGATTATGATTATGCTAAAACAGAAGCTAAGGCTAACGCTATTCCAGGACCTCACACATGTAAGCAATTTGAAAGCTTACGTCCCTCAGGTTGTGAAGGATGTAAACATAAAGGTAAGATTACTTCTCCTATAGAATTAGGTAGAGTTATTTTACGTGCTAAAGGTGCAGACAATGTTATTCAAGCAAAGTCTGAAGCATTAAATGAAACAGTTACTTATCACGTGCCTGACTACCCCTTCCCATATTTTAGAGGTAAGAATGGCGGCGTATATAAGACTACACAAGACGAACAAGAAGAAGCAGTTTTAATTTATGACTATGATTTTTATCTAGTAGAAATTTTAAATGATAAAGATGCAGCTGGGTTCTGTGCTTGGTTTAAGATTCACCTTCCACAAGACGGAGTACAAGAGTTCATAGCACCACTCACACAGCTATTATCACGAGATGAAGCTCGTAAGATTTTAGCGGCCAAAGGTATTGTTAGAAATGGTAAACAACTAGATGAAGTTATTTACTACATTATGGCAGTAATTGCTAATCAACAAAAACAAAAACCTTCTACTATGATGTATAAACAATATGGTTGGACACCCGATCACAAAAAGATACTTATAGGAAATAGAGAGATTAGTGCATTTGGTATTAAGTTTGTACCTGTATCTGATGATATTAAAGATGTTAATCCTGCTCTAATTAAAAAAGGCAGTTATGACTTATGGAAGAAAGCTATATCTGTTTATGAAAGACCAGGTATGGAGTTACGTGCCTTTGGTTTCTTCTGTGCATTCGGTTCATTACTTATGCCTTTCTTTAAATCAAAAGAAAAATCAGCAGTAATTAATTTATATAATCCTGAATCAGGACAAGGTAAGTCAACTATTCTACAAGCTATGACTAGTGTATATGGTAATCCTGAAATGAATGCAAACCTCATACAAGTATGGGGTGATACAGGTAATGCCGTTATTAATCGTATGGGTTACATGAATAACTTACCCTCCGCAGTAGATGAATTTACAAAAGTAAATGCAGATCAATTACATGAGTTTTTAAAGTTCATGGCTACAGGTCGTGGTAAAAATCGTATGGATAGTAGTGGTAAAAATAAAGAAAGACATAACGACACAGTATTTAATCTTATAAGTGTAGTTTCTTCTAATACTGACTTTAGAACAGTAGTATTTTCTGAAAATGCTAAAGCATCAGGTGAGATGGCTCGCTTCTTACAAATTCGTATTGACGAAGATAAGTCATTAACTAAAGAACAAGCTGATGAATACTTTGAATTATTGTTTGATAACTTTGGACATGCTGGAGAAATCTATGCACAATGGCTTATTGCTAATTTAGAATTAGTTAGAGTAAAACTAAAAGAAACGCAATTAAGTATTGACAAGGCATGGAACATTACAGGACGTGAACGTAAATATTCTGCTACATTAGCTGCTGTATTTTTAGGTGCTAAGATTGCAAGAGAATTAGGCATACATAATATTGATCCTGTGCCTGTTCAAGAAGCTGTTCGTAAAGCGTTAGATGATTCTCGTGTTGAAATAAAAGACCGTGACTTTGATGCGATGGAAACATTAACATCTTTCTTACATGAAAATCTAAAGAATACTTTAGTAATAAATAGTAAAACTGATTCAAGATCTAATCTACAAGAAGCACCTTTATTGAAACCAATCAATGAGTTACGTGTCAGAATTGAACCTGATACCAATACAATTTATATTGGTGTTGATACTATGCGATCATATTTAAAATCGCTTGGTAAAATTGAATTAGAAGACTTTGTTAAAAAGTTAAAAGAAGCTAACGTATTACATAGACGTTCAGGAGATTTAAAAGTGCTACACAAAGGATTAGATATTAGTGGTGCAGGTAAACGTTGTTTATGGATTGATAACTCAACGTTTGATGAAATTAAATTAGATAACTTACCATTGGATGTACCTAGAAGTGTTAACTAACGGCGTAGATTACCAAATTATGTGGGCAGAGTTTAAACCTGGTTCTTCCATGTTTATACCTGCAGTAGATACTAAATCAGCTATTGCTGCTCTTACTCGTGAGAGCAAGCGATTAGAGTTTGAATTTGTTCACAAGATTGTTATAGAAGACGGAGTTCAAGGTATAAGAGTATGGCGTTTATAACCCTGCTCTTAATCTAAGTTCTCTTATATTCTTAAGCACTAATTGTTCTCTTTCACGTAATGCTCTAATTCTAGCTTCTTTCTGAGCAGGTGACATTTTAGTATCAGGTGCTTCAAATATAAGTCTTTCTTGTCTACGAATATCTGTAAGCTGTTTGTTAATAGCGTTGACTTGAGATTTAACTTGTAATAGTTTTTGATTCTCTGTCATAAATTCTTTACGTTCTTCAGCAGTTTTATATGTCTTTAAGTAATTAGATGATTTAACTGCTTCATTAACAAGTGTTCTAAGTTCGTAGAAATCACTCTTATCTTTTGTACCAAATTCTTTAGCAACAAACGCTGACATGCCAGGAATGGATGCGACGGTATCTTCAAAAGTCTTATCAGGTAAAGCCTTGCCTGACGCGGCAGACATAACTTGGTCGGTAGCCATTAAACCTAAACCTGCTGTATAACCAAAGTAGGCTTTTAATAAATGATCTATCTTCATAGGGGATACACCCATAGCTGTTCCCATTACTTTAGATAGTTGAGAAGTATTAACTGAATATTGATATTGTGGTTGTAGTTCTTCTAAACCTTGACCTACAATAGGTCTATCAGTAAAAAAGTTATAATTAGTTGCTACTTCAAGAAGAGGTTTACCAAATTGAGGTAATACATTAGGACCTAGTAAAGCATTTGCTAAGCCATTATAAAGGGCTTTTTTAGCTTTAGTAGCATCTTCTGTACCTTCAGCCATAGTCATTTGGTATATATGCTCAGGTAGTATTTTGCCTGCGAAAGTAAAAATATCTCCACGTACAGGCAAACTTAATCCACCTGAACCAGGTATAAGTAGTTTCTTATCTCTTACTGAAGTATCTAGTTTTTTATAATCTTCATCTTCACTGATGAGTACATTATAAATAAATCCTGCAACCAATACTTTAGCAAAGGTTGACGCTAATACTTTTCTTGCTTCAGCTTTCTCCATAGGAGCAATACCTTTACCAGCTAATACTTTTGCAGCTACATTCATAGATTGTAAATATGCACCAAAGAAGGGCACAGTTTGTCTTAAGAAGTTAACTGTACTACTAGCACCTGATCTTCTAAAGTTAATTACTTCAAACGCACGTTCAATAGCCAGTGCTTTATTACCTGTTTCTTTTAGTGTTTGATTATAGATAGCTTGACGTACAGCATTATCGGATGCCATAGATAAGGCTCTAAACGGTTTAGATATTTTATCCATAAGTTTAGGATCTTTAAGTCCAGCAGCAATTTCTGCATCTATACGGCTAACTGCTGATGAATAGTCACGTACACCTACAGCACCATATTTCTTAAGTTCTGCTTGTGCTTCACTTGTACCACGAAGTGTACTAATAAACTCTTTCATAACTTGAACAGGTAGTGCAAACGGATGCTTAACACCTGATACAAACATCGCACCAAACGCATCTTGTGATAACTGACCTATAGAGAATAGTGGGTTTAACACAATGTTTTGACGTAGGATATTAGTAAACTTAGATGCTGCTGATAATGCAGGAATAACAATAGGTTCCATACCTGTGAAGGCATGTACAAATAGTGGATCAGTATAAACATAACGATCAACACTACCATTATTCCATATGCCTACTACATTACCTTTTAAGTCGTGTGGAATTTTTTCATTCTTATCTAATAGTCTTACTTCACCTTCAGGTAAGTATTTCATAGCAGCTTCATTTAAATCTTTAGCTGATTGATTGCCTACACCTTTACGAACGACATAACTAATCCATCGCTCCATGTTATCAAACACGTTATTCACAGGTTGTCTGCTACCAATAAATCTTTTATCTGAAGCTACATCAAGTAGTCCACGATTAAACTCACGAGGACCTGCTCTATTTTCTAATTGTTCTACACGGTAGAACGGCACATAGTCCATAACATCAAGTAGTGTTTCTGCTTCTGATTTAGTATATAGTCCTGACTCCACTGCAAAGTCTAATATGTTTTGACGAGTCTTGTTCCACTCACTAACTACCTTATCCATGCCTTTAACTTTATTGAACAGTTGTTCACCTGCAGCTAACTGCTGGTCGTTTAAGTGCACAATTAATTTATTAGTTTTATCAAACTTAGCTTCTGCAGCATCACGTTCAGCTTTAGTTTTAGCAGCTGCTAACTCTTGAACATATACTTTCTCAGCTTCTGTTTTTCTTTCTTTAATACCTTTTAATCGTCTAGCAACAAGAGCTTGATGAGCATACTTCTCCATCTCTTCATAAGTAAGTCCGTTTTGTTCAGCAGCTGATTTAAGTGCATCAATCACACCTTTCCAACTACCTTCTTTATCAATGGCTACATATTTGAAACTTTCTGGATCATACTTCAACCCACCTTTTTCTAATACTTGATGTGCTAATGCTTCACGATGTAACGCTTGTGAAGTGGACGCTCTAAATAACATTTGCTTAATCTCATCAAACGACATACCCATATTCTCCATGCCTTTACGTATGGCGTTTTGTAGAGCAGCATCAGATGAGAACCACATAGTCTCAACTTTATCTAAAAACTTAGGAGCGACTTTAGCTTGTTCTTTAACGAAGTTAACGGGGTTGTCTTTGATAGATTGGAATAATGTCGGTTCCTTAGGCGCTTCATATACGCCACCCGCTCTTTCAAAGACGGCCTTAAACTCTGGGTTAGGTTCTTGTTTCTTAGCAAACTCAACTCCTTTTCTTTCAGCTTGTTTTAAATCTTTCTTCATCGCAGTCTTGAAGGAGTGCATAACAAGATCTTGAATATCTTCACCTGTTAAGTTCTTATACTTATTGACCTTCAAGAAATTACGAACAGCGTTTAATATACGACGCCATAGAGGATGTGTCGGTGCATCTTCACCAATCTTAGCTACAATCTCACGTAAGAACTGACGACTACCTACAGTTAATTCAGGATATGTTTTTGTAACATACTCCCAACCTGCTTTAATGACCGCATCTTTTTCTTTACCTGCAACTACACTTTGTAAAATATCTTTATAGTTACGTTCACCCACCATAGCTTCTAGTCCATAGTGTTCACCAATCTCATGCAAAGCTACACGCCTAATATTTTCAGGTGCTAAACGATCAGCTATTAAATAAGCTTTACCTTCACTATGTGCACCAATCGCATCAGCTTGTATAGCGTTACGGATGTTTTCGGGTAATTCACCCACGGAGTTAACAACGTTCAATACGCCACGTTTGGTAAGATTATCAATACCGCTACCGAACATACCTTTTAGTCGGTACATTACAGTTTCTTTTGTTTGCCCTGTTGGCTTAGTTGCACCTCGTGCTTCATCAACAATAGGTTCAATAGGTTCGGCTTTTGTGCGACCTACCTGTTTAATACCTTCAACTTCTTTTTGCAACGAAGTTAACTGCTCTTTAGCATCTAATATATCTTTCTCGGTTACAGCAGGATCACGAAGTATTTCAATAAATGGGTGATATGGGTCTAACTTTGTTAACTCCTTGGCTACTTTGTTAGCTTCTTGTGGTAATAAACTAAGCTCTTCTTTAGGTGCTACTTCTTGTACAGGTTGTTTACCTTCTGCTCTAGCTTTAAGTTCTTTAACATAAGCTTCTACATTAGCTAAATTCTTTTCTGTTGGTTGATATTTTAAACGAGCAATTAAATCACCTAATTGAGTTCTAGGCATTTGATAAGGATCACCACCAGCTCTTTGTGCATAATGTCCTAAATCAAGTATCTGTTCTGATAATTGAGAACGACGTTCTAAATCCATACGTCTAGGTTTACTTAAACCTTGTATTTTTTTATCTAAAGGAAAGTATTCTTCTAAAAGCTTTTTAATATCATTTAGTCTATTATTTAGTAAATCAAACTTAGGTTCTGATATAGATTCATCAGCTGCTAGTTCTTCTGCAGTATAGCTTTTTGTAAGAGGGGTATCTTTAGCTGGCTCAATTAAATTTGAAAGTTGTTTTTCACCTTTCATTACTTCCCTAGTTTCAGGTGTTTTTTGTTCTTCTAATGCAAGGGACTGTTGTCTTTCTCCTCCAGGATATTGTCCAACATCATCCCTAGAAACGTCCATTCTTCCAACGTCAGCTGCTGTAGCTCTGGCGGTGTCTTCAAGTCGTCCGACATCAGTACCTGAAATGCCAGTTCTATCTCCTGCTGGTTCAGTTTTAGCTGCGGGAACATTTTCTTCTCCTTTAGGTAAAGTTAAAGTATCTGAAATAGATTTAGCTCTATTTATTAGATCTTCTACTTTTTGTATTTGTTCTGGGTTAGAACCATATTTATCTAGATAAGATTGTAGTTTATCACGAATGATTCTGTTTTGCTCACGATCATATAAATCTAAACCAGTAATTTCTTTTCTAATCTTTGCTGTATTACCTATATCTAATTCTGAAAAAGTTTCAGGTGTGATTGTTTCTGTCTTAATAGGTTCTCTTGTTTCTGTAGCTTCAGTAAATAAATCTTTTTGTGCTTCACTTTTTATTTGTTCTGCTTTAACTTCTTCAGCAGTAGTTTCAAAAGGTAACACATCTTGTTTAGTCAATGGAATTCTTCTTTCCATTTCTTTAGCAAGACGTCTGGCTTCTTCTTCTAGTTCTGCTTTTCTAATATTTTCTTGACGTGTAAATTCTCTTGTTTCAGCTAAAGCTCGAAGATCAGCTAATTCATTTTGAATCTTTTCATATTTAACACTAGCTTCTTTTAATACTGCTTCAGCTTTAGGACGTTCTGATCTATGTAATAATCCAAACACAGGAGATAACACACCAGCTTGAACAACTGACTCTAACATCTCTTGACCCGACATTAAAGGTTGACCGGCTTGAGCACGTCTAATATCTTCAGTACCAATCATAAGACCAGCACCTGCAGCGGTATTAACACCCATACCTGCTAGATATTCTTTTGTTTTGTTTGTGAGTTGTGCTTTAGCAGCATCTAAAGATAGTTGACCTTCTACTACACGGGGTGCAATAGCTTCTGCTTCAGCTACTAATCTAGGAAGTAATAATTTGTTTAATTGAGTAGTACCAGGAAAACCAAATCCTGCTAATAATGCTTGAGGTATAGCAGCTAAAGTAGCGTTGACTTCACTAACAGGTTTACCAGCAGCAATTTGAGCTTGTATGTTTTCTGCTTTTTCTGCAGGTAAATCAACAGCAGTTCCTGCTAAACCTCTTAATGCTGCTCCACCTACAGCTCCAATACCAGCTTCTGGAGCTAACATACCTGCTACAACAGGAGCACCATATCGTCCTACAATACCACCTAAAGGTTCTGTTAAGTATTTAGTTTTATAAGCACCGATAGTATCTAATACACCACGTTCTTTAGCAGCGGCTAAATCTTCTTCAGTGAATGGTTGATAGGCTTCTTCAGCTTTTCTTCGTTGTTCAGCACCAGCTTCTTTAAAACCTAAAGTTTCTTCTGTACCTGCAATAAAAGAACGAACACCTGATTTAAGAGCAGGAATAAAACCTGTCTTAGATAAGTGTTCTTGGTGTTGAGGAATGATTTCATTTTCGATGACATCTGCAATTTGGCTAGGTGTCATGTTATCAGGAAAATTTACTTTCCCGATACCGGTAACGTTTACTTTAGGCATGATTAGCTTTTAGGTTTGTATGTATACTCTTTTGTTTTAGGATCAAACACCATATTACCTGGCATAGATTCAGTAACTGCTGGTGCTCCTGTTATTCCATATTGAGCATAAGCTTCGCGTAATAATTTATTAAATTTATCTTTATACTCTTGTTCAGTTAATGAACCTTCAGCATGAAGCTGCTTCATTGTAGCTCTAACATTATCTTCTATTTTATCTTTAATAGCAGACATTCTATAAGCCGAATTAGTTGCTGCATTAAGCTCGGCAATTTTAAATTGTGTTTTAATACTTGAGTTGTGTAATCTATCAGCATGTGCACGAGCTTCTGCTGCTTGTTTACTATCAGCACCATATTTAGCTATTGCCATTTGTTCTGCACGATTAGCTTTAGCTAAATCATTTTCTATATTGAATCGTTTTTCTTCTAATGTATTTAGTTTGTCTCTAGATTCAGCAAAATCTTTAATACCAACACCTGCACCACGAGCAATATCAGCAAGTGCACTTTGACCCTTACCATATTCAGGTCTAGAACTTGCCATTTCAAATCCTGCTTTAGCTAATGCCATCCACGGAGCTTGTTCTTCCATCTTAGCAGCTCTAGATTCCATCTTAGCTAAACGATCAGTTAATTTTTGTCTCATAGGATCTTCGCCAACGTAATCTTTAAGTTCATCGGCATAACTTTTTATACTACCTATTTTTTCAACAGGAGCTGTAAATCCTGAAAATGCTTCTTTTGTAGGATCAGTAAATGGATTTTTCTTAGCTTCTTCTACTTGATTTTTAATATTAACTTCTGCATCTGTTAATGCAGGGGAAGAACCTGTAGGTGGTGTATAACCTCCTACTTGTCTAGGGGCTCTTGCTTCAGCAAGTTGAGCATCAATTTCTTTAATTCTTTCATAATTTGCATAGCTTTTACTTGGATCTTTTTGAATCTCTTTTTCTAATCTAGCTTTTTCACCCATTAATGTAGGTATTATATCCATTCCTACCAAGCCAGGAGTTTGTTTAAATTTAGAAGGAAAAAACCGATCCATTAAACTTGTGCCTCGTTTAAACCCAAACACATTTGTATCATCAGATTTAACATATGAACCTTCAGGACCAGCAAATGCTACTATACCACCATTAGCGTAACGGTTCTCATCATACATATCACCTGTATCAAGGTCTGCTAAACCTCCTTGTGCCATTTCTTCCATATCCATTTCTGGTGGTGGTTCCATAGCCATCTGCATAGCTTGACCTTCTGGTAAAGCCATAATGCCTGGTTGTGATTCTTGAACTAAATCCTCTGCAACTGTTTTATCTTCAGGTTGATTTGCTTGATATTTAGAACGCATTTCTTTTCTGCGTTGTAGTTCAGATAAAGCTAAGTAAGTAGGTACTTGACCTGTAGGATTTTGAACATACCCAACTAAAGTATTATCTGGAACACCTCTTAATTGGTTTTGTAATTTAATAATATTCATACGTTATCCTTATCCAAAAGCTCTTGATAAACCTAAAGCACCTAAACCTAATCCGCCTACTTGAGCTATCGGTGATGGTGTAGGCGCATACTGAATTTGAGTTTGAGCCAAACCAGGTGTACCACGAAGTATAGAATTATAAAACTCAATTTGTCTCTTATCCCAATCTCTTTGTTCCATAGCTTGTTGGAATTGAATATCATTAATTTTTTGTTGTAGATCTTGTTTTTCTTTTTCACTTGTTGCTTGAGCTTGAAGTCTTTGCAAGTTTGTAGTTTGTTCAGCAGCTGCGTTAGCTGATTGAGCACGTGAGGCTTCAAGACCTGCCATCAGTCCACTAACTCCTGTTTGTCCTGCAAGTTGAGCTGCAGTTTGTTCACCACCTAATGTGGCTTGTTGTGCTTGTAATGATCTTGCTTCATCTTCACCAAACGCTCTTTGAGCATTTTCAAAAGCTGATTGTTGACCTTTAGTATAAATATCTGCAATATTTTGTTGTAAGCCACGTTCTTGTTCTGCTTGTAATAATGCTTGACGAGCACCACCAAAAGTACCTCGATTTATAGCACCCATAGCACCTTTAGATTTTTCAATATCTCCAGCACGTCTTACTTCACGAGCTGCAACATCAGCAACGTTAGTCATATATGGAGACATATAATATGAAGCAGCTGATGGGCCAAATCTACCTGTAGTAATTCCTCTTGGTGTATAACCCAATGCTCTAGATAAACCTACTCCTGCGGTGCCAAAACCTAAACCAGAACCCATACCTAATCCTGTTTCAGCAGTTCTAAAACCCCCTGGTAAAGTTAAACCTGAAATATCTCTTTGAATACGTTCTTGTTCTGGAGTAAATCCTGCAACGCGTTCTCCTGTATACACAGGCATCGGTTTAATTCCTGTAACTGCGCCAGAAGGATCTGTTTCATAAACGTCTTTACCTGCTGAAACAAGTACTTGTTCAAAGAAAGGCTTAGCATATTCAGGTAAATTAGATGTGTATGTAGTACCTGTAGATACTTGAGGACCAGGACTTCTACTACCTCCATAAAAGGTAAAGAAATCACCCAGTGCAGGTAATAGCCAGCTAAAATCTAATAATTTCATATATTTTTCTCCACTACGTGTGCTACAGATTCAAAACCCATTTTCATTCTATAAAGTCTAGCTTGTGCATCTTTCGCAAAAGCTCTTATCTTTGTGACACCTTGTGATCTAGCCCAAGCTTCAAACTGTTGAATTAAATCATCTTCTACTAACGCCCTACCACCCATAGAGGTAATGTGTAAAACTCTATGGTTAGGAAAATTACTAATTTCTACTGCAGAGGCCCCTATAATTGTGCCATCATCTTCCACTGCAACAAGACATATTTGCTGTCCATTAACAAGTAAAAATTTTATTTGCTCAACGCTATAATCATCAGTGCTAAACTTAAACGATGATTCAAAAAAAGGTTCTATTTTTTTCCAATGCTGACATATAAAGTCAGGTGCTACAATATTAATTTGTCTCATGCAGGCATGTATTTTTCAGGTTTAATTTGTTTACCTTGTTTAGTATGACCTATTCTTGCTTTTCTAACTCGATCTAACATTGAGTATAATTTTTTTGATCCGGCTTTAGATGAACCATTACCTAAATGACTTACAACATCTGCTGGAATTACAAATTCACCGTCCGCCAAACGTGCTGGTTGTTTACCTTCTATTGTAGCAGGAATTGAGTCTGACATGCCATCACCTTCGCCATCTAAATAACCTTGATGTCCACCTCTAGCAAAAGCAATTGGGCCACCCATAGCATAGAAAGTATCCGCAGCTTTAGCACGGGAACCTTGAGCAGCAAGCTCATTTAATCTACCAATACCATAACCATCTTTACTTAAATTTTGTGTGCCTGTTGTTTGATCGTTTGTACCATATAAATCTTGAATGCCGCCTGATGAAATAGTGCTTTGATTAATACCTACAGTTCCACCTGTAGCCATAAGTTTTAAACCAGGAGATGCTTGTGCTAGATTTAGTAAGCCTGTTCTAGGATCTCTGTATTTATTTTCTTCAGCTTTACGTTTTTCTTCATCACCCATATCAGGTGCTGGATATAAATAATCTTGTGCTCCTGCTAATCCTGCCATACCTATAGGAGCTGCTATATCAAAAGCTGAACCACCCGCTTGTTTAAAGGCATCATAGCCTGCACCAAATGGATCAGATGCTAGTGTTTTCATACCTTGACCCATTTGGCCAAGACCTTGTGTAAATGTCATTGGAGCTGTAGCAACTGCAGAACCTGGAGCCACAGCACCAGTCATATTAGCACCGCCTATTTGTTGGCTTAATTGTGTGGCATCGATAGGAGTAGCAGCAATAGCGTTTTCAGGTATAACTCCACCAGCTGTAGCAATTTTACTTCCACCCATATCCATAAATGTCTTACCTAAATTACCGCCACCATAACCTCCCAAACCACCCGTCAAAGTACCCATTAGTATATCATCACCCTTTGCCCCTGCAACGGCAGCCCCAGCAGCCATACCCCCAATAACAGGAGCAGCTGCAGCTGCTGTTTTGCCAAGAGTGCTACCAATTTTAGCACCAGCCGGACCTCCTAATAGCATACCAATACCAGTAGGAATTAAAGAGGTAAAGAAGTCACCAAAGTCAAATGCTTCAGGTAAGCCTGTATGAGGATTAGTATGTAATTTATGTCCTGTCATAGCTCCAACGGCTTTTAATCCTTCTACTTCAGCTGGACTAACGTGCATAAGCATGGAATCACCATGTCTACCGAGGGAGGCTAAGCCTTTAGCTAGTTGATGTGTTGCCATAAAACGTCCTTTTTAATATAGTGTAATCTTAACATAATTAAAGTCTTGAAACAAAAGTAATTGCGCCAATTGCTGATGGTATTGAAGGGTGAGCATAAGGCACAGTTTGAGCTGGTGCATACTCCATGTAAACACCGTCTACAGGTCCTACAGGATTATAAGCTAAGTCCGTAGCCCACCATAGTGCTATCTCATCCCCTGCATCTACCTCAAAAGGCACAGTTGAATACATTAATATATAGCTAGGAACACCAGCGCTTTTACGAGCAGGTATTGTAATTTTACTAGCAGATCCTACTACGTCTACATTATTAACTCTTAGCCATACCACCACATCGTGAGCTGCATTAGCTGTATTTGCATATTGAAGACTATAGTCTATTTTGTAAAACCCAGCATACTGTGCCGTTGCATAAAATCCAGGGTCTAAAGTAAACCCTAAACCAGAATCTAATGTATTCCACTTAACAATCGTAGGTGTATTATTAGCCGTAGCATATTGATCAGTTGTATCTAGCGCCGCAATATGAGGAAAACTTAAAGCCGAACCTCCAGCTAAAGTACCTAGTGTTGCCGTAAATGCATCAATCGTATTAAAGTAAATACGTAGTTGTGAATTAAACAAATCAAAATGTTGTTGAGAAAACTGTGTAGGTGTTAACGCTAACGCAGGGGCTTTTGTTGGGAATGCAGTTATGATCGCCATTAGTTTCTCAATCCATCTGGTCGTGCATCAACTCTTGGCATACCAAGTTGCCACTGAGTTCCCACATTGTTTGACTCAATTTTAAAACTCATTTGACGACCACGAGCTCTTATAAATACTTGATTTGTATATTGATCAACTGTGGCTGTTGCCGTTACGATATTACGAGCTGTTGTTACACCCGATGCATTAGATGTTGCACTTGCAGCACCTGGGAAGTTACGTACGCCCACAGTAATAGTAGCTTGAATAGTATTAGGAGCACTTGTAACAGGGTTAGTTTGTTCTGACTGTAAGAAATTAATGTCAGGAATAATACGACGAATTAACATATATTTATCACCATCATCAATGTCAACATCAGCAGATTGAATATAAGCTGAAATAGGTAGAGGTGCAGCACCATTAGGTTGACCATCATCCACACCATTTTCTTGGTCATATAACCAACCACCTGCTACAGCAATAGGATTAGTAAAGTCACCAGTATCTAACCATGCAGTTCTTTCTAGTTGACCATAGTACCAAATACTTTCTGAATAGTTGTAGATAACATACCGATCAATTTCATTTGAAGTGCCTGAGCAATAGAACCAAACGATTTCATTAAACTGATTATTAGTACCTGCAAAAAATAAATCTGATTGATTATAATTAATATTAGAAAAAATATACTGACGTATTGTACAAGGTAGTGCATCCACACGACCAGAGTATGTGAAGAACTTATCTCGTCCCATCCAGTAAACTACGTTATTAATACCTACCACTGCATTGGGTCCTGCAATAGAAATGTTATGTGATAACTCTTGTAAACCAAACACTTCTGTTGTACCTAAGAACTGCATAGATGTAAGTGACGTATCAGTAAAGATTAGCATCTCTTGTCTTGAATTAAGAGCCGCTACAATGTTAGAACCTGATTGTAGTCGTAAGAATCCAGCTGTATTAGTTACAGTGGGTTGCCATACTTCAGGTTGAGGTCCTACGTTAGCATCAACGTTTGCCCAACGAATAAGAAGTGGATCATAGTCACCATTATAATCATTGAATACATAAGTGCCTACAGGAGAGGCATTACCAGCAGGTGCTGATAACATAGTGTAACTAAAGTGAGTTGCATCAATATAAGTAATTTGGAACGTGCCATTAAATTGAGTAGGAGTTGTACCTGATACAGTAATGTAATCACCTGACTCTAGACCATGTGCTGATGCTGTAGTAACTGTTGCAGTTAAGTTACCTGTGCCACCTCGTGTCATTGTTGATATGGTAACTCCTGCTACTGTTGAAGCTAAATAATTAGTGCAGCCTAAGGCTACATAGTGACCTGATGACGCAAACAATGAATAATCTACTTGTTGAGGAACGGCTATAGCACCTGGTACTGATTGTAATGTAACCGCTCTTGTTGCAAAGGTATCATCATATTCCCAGTAATATATATCCCCAGCCCTAATATTAAATACTAAATTCTGATTAAAGTTATCAAAGAACTCTAAACGTACAGGAAAGTTAATTGGTAATGTAGCACCTGATCCCCAAGTACCGCGAGACCAAACACCCGCACTCCAACCATAACCTAAAATATTAATTGGGTTACCAATATTAATTTGGAATGCTGCAACGATACTAGTGTTACCAGTAGATGTAGCTGTTGATGTAGCTGTTGTAGGTAAAGCAATATAAGGCGTAGCACTGATTACAGTGATTTGAAATTCATTATTAAATTCAGCTGCAGGAATACCACCCACGGAGTTAACAACGCCTGAAAAGGTAACCCAGTCACCATCTTGAATACCTGCTGTGATGTTTATTATTTCAACTAAGTTAGATCCGTTAGTTGTTTGAAAACAATCGCTACTTGAAGGAGCCGTTGTAGAAGTATAAGTAACACGGATTGGAGTTATGTCATATATAGTAGTAGCTGAATTAACATAAATCTTTTCGTTAGTACCAATAGCAGTTAGTTTACTACCGTCATTAGCAGCCCAAGTAAAAAGGTTACGTGCTATACCTGAATAGGCATTAAATGTTTTAACTGTCCAGCCACCTATTTTTTCAGGGAATCCTGAACGAAAGCGAACTTTATCCATGTCAAACCAACCACCCTCTGATGAATAGTTTGTTTGATCTCGGTTAACACCGGGTTTAAATATGAGTTTACTTAATGGCATTATTTACCTTCAAAGAGTGCTTTCTCGTCCATTCTACGAATTTGTAGACCTCGTAGTATTTTACCACCTGCACGACAATATTTCATTAACGATTCCATAGCCGCCTTTTTATCGCCCCTAAGAAGCGCTTGACGGAGTGTTGACCTTTGAAATGTCCCCAAACCCAAATTAAAGCAAAAACTGACAAGAGCATCGAACTCATGTTGTCTAAGAGGCACGTTAGGTAACATCTTAAGTACTCCGCGTTCAAAACGTTGTAAGTCTCGTTTAAGAATTCCATCTATTTCTTCTTTCGTAAAAAGTCTATTCCAAGATTCAGGCAACGATTTACCATCGCCAATAAGATGACCCACGCCCACAGTCCACAACCCAGCAGGACAACGATAGGGCCTATTACGAACGCCTTCATGATGTTTAATAAGTTTGATAGCACGTTCTGAGGTCTTCATTATTTGCTATTAAATTTTTCCCATTGACGAGAACCAAACCAGAATCCAATAATAGATGCTAGAATACTCATCTCCTCAGTTGAAAAGACTTTATCCATAGCAGTTAAAAAGAAATCTAAGTTAGGATTTTGTGTAGTTAAATAAAGAACCCAGACTAAAGACAATACATCTACAAATACAAGTAAACCTACAAACATAAATGTAATATAAGGTCTTACCTTAGCATTTAAGTCAACTACATTTTGTGATGCTTTTTCAATTAACTGTTTATCATGGTCATATAAAGCTACA